ATACATAAAACTGTAGCTAGTCAATGTATGACTTGTCATGGTAAAGGCGTAATTAAAAAAATAAAAAAAGATGGTAGCCCATTTAAAAATTATAGTAAGTGTTCAGACTGTGATGGTGATGGGTATATATATTCATCTATTGCAAAAGTTGCAGGATTTAGGCAAAGACCTAGAAATGTTTATGATATAGCAGAGTCTGGTTTTAGAACAGATAAGCTAACACTAAACAAGATAGCAGCAGAAGCAGAGGGTGAGTTCAAAGAGTTTATAGATGCTATTGTTAGACACAATGCAGTTGATACATACTTAAATACTTTTGTAGAAGGATTAAAAAATTTTACAAACGAAAAAGGTTTCTTGCATCCTAAGTTTATGCAAGCTATAACTGCAACTGGTAGATTATCTAGTCGTGATCCCAACTTTCAAAACCAACCTAGAGGTAAAACATTTCCTATTCGTAAGGTAGTTACTTCTAGATTTCAAGATGGTAAGATGATGGAGATAGACTTTGCACAGCTAGAGTTTAGAACTGCAGTATACTTAGCACAAGATAAACAAGGTATGGAAGATATAAAAAATAAAATAGATGTACATCAATACACTGCAGACATCATAGGTGTATCAAGACAAGATGCAAAGGCACATACATTTAAACCTTTGTACGGTGGTGTAACTGGTACAGAGGATGAGAAAAGATATTATAGCAAGTTCTTAGAAAAATATAAAGATATAAAAACTTGGCATGAGAAACTACAATCAGAGGCAATACGATTTAAACAAATAAGTTTACCAACTGGTAGGCAGTATGCTTTTCCATATGCAGAGAGAACACCTTGGGGTGGATCTACTTATGGTACACAAATAAAAAATTATCCTGTGCAAGGATTTGCAACTGCAGATATTGTACCACTTGCTTGTATAAATATATATAAACTTATGCAAGAAAAGAAAGTAAAGAGTTTACTTATAAACACAGTTCATGATTCTATTGTGGCTGATGTTTACCCTGGCGAAGAAGATGTGATGAGTGAGATATTTAAAAGGGGCACAGCAGATGTAATACCTGCATTAAAACAGTATTACAAAATAGATTTTAATGTTCCACTTGACACAGAACTTAAAATCGGTTATGATTGGTTAAACATGAAGGAGGTAAACTAATGTATATAGATAAGTATAATGTAGAAGTTGTTGGTCAAAAATATAATCAAAAAAAAGAAAAGTATGATAACAACTTAGTTAAGTTAACTTTAAATTCAACTGAAGGTATGCATCATAAAAAATTTATACCAATGTTAGAAGAACTTATGGAAGCTAACGATGGCTGCGATTTAGAACTAAACATTAAAATAAAACAACATCAATACGAGGATTAATATGACTAAAGAAATAGAAGCATTAGAAACTATGGATGAGTTTTCTGATGAAGAGTATTCTGCATACTTAGAATACACAGCTTTAAAAGATCAGTGTATAGCAGACCCAGAGGTATTATATATAGATAAAGATCATGAGTTTTTATCTGAGTGGGTTTACTTTGCACAGACAGATGGTTTAGATACAAAAATAATAGATGGGGAGACAGTAATATGTTAGGAAAAATAGCAGCTTATTTAACTGGTAGTGTGACATTATGCATTATACTTTTAATGTGGTTTTTAGCAATCAGTGCATTTTTTGTTTGACTTTTTAATCAAAATAGTGTATACGTTAATTAACAATAAGGAGGACAAATGTCTGACAATAACTTAACAAACATAAAACAAATGTCTGATGAGCAAATTATGCAAGCCATTGGGCAAGACGATGGTTCTAGCACAGGTACAAATATACCTAGACTAGCTATCAATCGTTCACCAGAAGATGATGATGGTAATCAATTACCAGTTGGTCACTTCTACACATACGACTCTAATGTAGGTCAAAATGTTTTTGGTAAACCAGTAACATTAAGACCATTCATAAGTGCTATGCAATACATGCACTATGATGCAGATAAGGGGGAGTATGTTAATAGATCTATTATATTTAAAAGTTGGAGAGAAGAAGCTATAGATATATTAGGCGGAACTAAATGTGGTAAGATTCCTTTCAAAGAAAGATCAAGTCTTACACCAGAACAATTAGAACAGCAAAGAACTATAAGATGTTATAAACTTGTGTATGGTTTATTATCTTTTAATAAGGGTAAAACTTCACAAGGGCATGACCATAATATAGAAAACATACCCGTGTTATATAGAGTAACTGGTACTGCATTCTCACCTGTAACAGCTGCCTTAGATCTTTTAAAGAAAAGAAAAAAACTTATGTTTAATTGTACATTTTCTTTGGATACTAAAAGACAAAAGAAAGGTGGTAATGTATTTTATGTACCAGAAATATCTGTTAATGCAGATGCAAACTTACAGCTATCTGATACTGATATGGAAACATTAAAAGTATTTCAAGAGTCCATCGATGTTGAGAACAAAGAGATCATTGATCTTTACAATGCTGCAAAGAGTAAAGGTGCTAATGGTAGTGACAAGATAGATGCTAAAATTGTAGAAGAGTTAGATCCAGAAAAAGTATTATCAGCTTAATGAATAATATACTTTTACAAGTACAGCAGTATCTTGATTCTGTTTCAAAAAAGCCTGTCAAGCTAGACAAACAGCTAGTGCAGGAGTTTGGTGAGGCGTGTAAAAACGCCTTACTGAAACAGTTTGAAGAAGAAAGAAAAGATAAGTTTGAACCTAGAATGTCTAATATAGGTAGACCATTATGCCAACTACAAATGGAAGCAAAAGGTATAAAGGGTGAAGGTCAACCATATAATGTTAGAATGAGAAATACATTTGGTGATTTAATAGAAGCATTATCTATATTTGTAATGAAATCAGCAGGTGTAAAATTAAAGAATGAACAGAAAAAAGTAGAGTATAAATTTGATGGAGGAGCAATTGAAGGTAGGCAAGACGTTGAAATTGATGGCAAAGTATGGGATATTAAAAGTGCATCACCATACTCATTTGATAAAAAGTTTGGAGAAGCAGGTGGATTTAGTGAAGTTGCTAGAGAAGATTCCTTTGGTTATGTATCACAAGGATTTCTATATGGTGAAAGCCAAAAGAAAAACTTTGGTGGCTGGATTGTAGTTAATAAATCTACAGGTGAGTGGGCAGTTTGTGAAACACCTACAGAACATGGAGAGTATAAAAAGACAGCACTTGATAATGCCAAGAATAATTTTAAAGCATTAACTAAAGGTGAACCTTTTAAAAGATGTTATGATGATGTAGCAGAAACTTTTAGAAGTAAACCTACAGGTAATAGAGTTTTGGGTTTTGTATGTTCATACTGCCCATACAAACTTCCTTGTTGGGGAAGAGACAAATTGCAGTTGTTACCACAACAGCAATCTAAAGGCAAGAATCCTAAATGGGTTTGGTACACTTCTGTAACGAATCCAAAAGAGGAGACGACAGAGTATGGTGGGG